TGTGCGAACTGATCCATTAAAATTCACCACCTGTTGGTGATTCGTCTTTGAACCCGTAGTCCTTGCCGGTCTTCGGCTTGGCTTCCGGGGCGGGACATGCAGACATAAGCCCGGTGTTATGGTCATAACGTAGACCCATGGTGAAACCAGTGGCCTGACCTGAGTACCGGTCCTTGAGTACACGGAACGTGGACACGTCTCGCTCCTCAGCCTGTTGGTCACGCTCCATGCCAAACATGAAGTGAGACCAGAAGCCGATGGCTCGGGATCCTTTGAAGTGCCGGATCATTACGCGCCCTCCTTCCTCGTGCGGTTTGCCTTCAGGCGTAGCAAGGTGAGAGACGAAGTGAAACTTGAAGCCCATCTCCTGTGCCATACCAGCGATGTCCGCCATGATTTCCTCGAGGGCCTTGCGCTCGTCCTCAGCACCAGCTGCCAAGGCAGTCAGGTGATCGAGGTAGATGTGCTTACACTCCATCGAGATAACCATGTAGCGAATGCGAGCCTTGATAATCTCCCAATCGCTGATACCAAAGTGGTTGTAAAAGTGAATGTTGTCATGCTCATCCAGCCGCTTCAGCGCAGCTTTATATTCACTTTCCGTCCAGTCTCCGTTAGGCAAGTGAAATTTCTTCCCCGCCAGCTTTCCGGCAATCCGGCGTAGCGTTTCCACTGGAGGCTGTTCGAGGTACAGAACGCCACATTTAACGTTGAGTTCCTCTGCGTCGTGTGTGATACACTGCGTGAAGAAGTCTGTCTTCCCAACCCCGGTCCCAGCGCCAATCGCATACACTTCGCCATCTCTTCGTCCGTAAGTAACATCAGTCAACTCCTTCCACGGCCACGGTATGCCCATCTCAATAGGCTTGAGTGCGTCCTCCATCAGGTCGGATACACTCAGGATCCCATCGGGCCGGTAGACCTTGGCGTTCCAGAAAGCCTCAACCACTTCGCCACCACGGCCAGCCACCAACATCTCGTTGGCATCTTTCAGTGGCAGCTGGGCTACCTTCACCTTACCCGGGGGAAGCAGGTGGCACACGGTCTCCGTTGCTTCCCTGCCTGCGTCGTCGTTGTCGAACATCAGCACGATGTTGTCGAACTTCATCAGCCAGTCCAGCTCATCTTTGATTGCCTTCGCGGCAGACTGTGCGCCATTAGGCAGGGACACTACCGGCCACTTGTCTTCGAACAGCTGCGACACGGAGAGTGCGTCAATCTCACCCTCGGTGATGCAGAGGTACTTACCACCATCCCGCCAGAGATGCTGGCCGTACAGACCCGGACGCTTGGTGTCACCCAGCATCAGAAAGTCTTTGTTCGCGAAGCGTACCTTTTGTGCTTGGACCTGTCCGTCGCGGATGTAGTTGGCTATCTGTACGGTCTTGCCCTTGTACTTGCCAACGCCATACCGCCACTTCTTCAGCGTCTTCTCGCGCAGCTTCCGGGCCGGGATGTCCCGTACCTCGAAGTCCTCGATTACGTGTCCTGCCATCTTGCTCTCCCGTTTGCGTGGTGTGGGCGCGTCACCGTCCGGCATCTTGAAATAGTCACAGCCCATGCCGAAACACTTTTCATAGCCGTCCGTATAGACTGCGACGTTGTCCGAGCTACCACATTCGGAGCAGGGCGCTCGGTCTACTACCTCTCCGTGTATGCTCATGTCATAGCCTCACTGTGTTCTTGGGGTTGACCTTGCCACTGCTGTTGACAAACGTGATGTAGTGGGCGGTGCGGTTGTACTTGATGGTGACGCCGAGCGTGTCTACTTCACGTTCCTCAACATGGATGCTCGAGCCGTAGCGGCTGATGTATGCAACCTTGTCACCGATGTGCAGCGGTCTACCAAGGGCGTCAAAGTGATTCATGATGTCACTCGCTGCAGTCTGAACTTGTGAAGCACGAAGCCGCGACTGGTTTCCTCGAAGTCATTCCAGCCCACACGATGTCCCTGCTCATTGCGCTGCCAGCAACGCGCTGAGTTCCATGCGTTCTTGGCCACTTCGGGTGACGTGAACTGACGCTTGCCGGAAGGCGAATGCCAGTACTGGTTGTTGTCTACATCCCAGATGCGGTAGACGTAGTTGTCTTCGTCTTTCATTTCCGCTTTCTCCTGATGACACGCCAGCCACGTGAGAAGATGCGTCCCCTGTTGGTGCGCAGCCTGCGTGCGACTGTGGACTTGAGACGGGAACCGTGCGCCTTGTTGTGTGCCTGTGCGAATGCAATGCGCATCGCTGAGTCAACGACTACCTGTGCTTTCATGAGTCTTCTCCTGCCAGAACTAAAAAAGCCCCACCCCCATAACATAGGGGCAGGGCTAAGAGGGTCACCTGAAGTGCTTACGCCGCCTGGCGGTTGAACACCGCGCGGTACATGGCTGGAATGTGGTACTCCGTGAACAGAGTGCCCTTCGAATCCGTCTTGTTAGTAGCAACAATCGGATAGCCTTTCCTCCGCAGTCGGTATACAACGTCAGCGAGACGGTATGTGCCGTAAGCGATGGCCTTCAGGTGAGTCAGTCGGTCCCCAGCAATCAGGGCATCCAGAATCAGTGATGTCTTCGTTACTTTCATTGCGTTTCTCCCTAGTATTCAACTATCAGTATGTCCGTCCGAGGTTCCTCGTCGGGACGTGCGTACCTCTTCTGTGCAACATGCACAGTCACTTGATCGTCATCCTTCCAGACAGCACCGCATGCCGTTACAGCATCGAGCGCAGCCTTGGTGTAGTTGTCGATGTCACCGAGAGGTGTCGTGCGTTTGGTTGTCTTTGGCTTGGCCACAACGAACTCGAGGCACACAGCCACATGTGCTGTGCCAAAGAATGGGTCAGGATTATTTGGAAGTGAGAAGGGTGCTGCCTTCTTCCATGTCGAGTAGCGTTTCCCGTAATACGTTCCCCACTTGGTAACTCGTGGTCTCGAAGCGGGCACCGGGTTAAGCTCGATGGACAACTCCATTTTCTTGAAGTCATCCAGTCGAGCTACCCAGCTACGGAATTGCTCAACAACAGGATGGATTAGAAGTCACCCGTGCCGTCATCGTCATCATCGTCGTCGTCATCGGCGTGAGTGGACTCAGGCATGGAGTCAGCTTCAGGTGCAACGTAACCACCGGACTCGGCACCGAAGCCATAGTCATCAGCGTTATCACTTCCACCACCAGTGACGAGGTTGATAATCTGGACGGCTTCCATCTGGAATCGGATGCTGGCACCCAGCTTGATGGATCCCCAATGCTGCGGCGTATAGGCAACCTTGATGGTGGAGCCACCGTAGACCAGCGGCTTGCGCTTGCCCTTCAGGACAGTGCCAGAGGCGTCGAAGAACTTTGGCTCGAGGTCAAACTCCTTGCCGGTCTTCTTGCTCTTGACGTGAGCCTTCATCTTGAAGTTGACCAGCACCATGTTGGTCGGCTCACCATCCTCGTCTTCCTCGTAGACGTAAGGCTTGTCACCATCCTTCGTCTTCTTGGTAGCAGCGGCTTTGGTCAGCGGCTTCTTCTCATCGTTCATCAGCTTCTCGATGAAAGTCTGCTTGGCTTTCTCGTGCTCGGCGTCAATCCACTCAATGAACTCAGCGACTTCAGGCTCGTCGGTGTCCATGCGCAGCTTGACGTGATACGTGCCATCAGCGTCAAACCGGGTATCCGGCTTGTTCAGGTGCGGATAGTGGGCAATGCTGGGGAGGGAGGTTAAGGTTTTCGCCATGTGATTGTCTCCTATGTGAGATGGTTAAGGCGCAATAAGCTCGGCGTCGCCACCAGCTTCTACTATCTGAGCCATCGTGATTGTTGACACGAGGCCTTGGGTTACCAGCTCGTAACGCGCCCGGTCATACAACGCGTCGAGTTCTGGGTTGGATTCGGACTGGCCGAATATTTCGTCGTAGTTGTCCCGGTACTTCCGGTTGGCTACTCGGGACTTGATGTTATCGCCTGTGATGTCGTTGGTTGCCATCAGATTAATCCTCTAGAAGTTAAAGGTCCACTGCAGGTTGGTCACCACCTTGTCTATCTCAGGTGCCAACGTGTACCACACCAAGGTGCAGCAGTCAGTGACTATGCGTAGATGTGTCACCCGAAGGCCCTATCAATACTCACCGATTATCTCCCAGCGTTTCAGGTTATCCAGCAGACGAACAGCTTCCGTGTAGTCCAGGTTGTCCACGTCACTCACCTTCATTCCAGTAGGGATTAACCGCATGCCGGACTCGATGTTGAACATGTTGATGACATTCGTGTCTGAAGCAGCGATGAGGTACACGGCACCTGAGAAGGTGTTACGTAGCTTTGTCCCAATCCCGATACCACCGGGTCTGGGGTAGATGTCAGCTACCATCAACATACGGCTCTCCTTGCACACTCCTGTGTGCCCTGATGTGGCATGTACTTGCTGCGGTCGTTGATGAACCTGCGGTTGGCAGTGAACACCTGCGCCTCTACCCCCCTGCGCTTGTGCTTCAGGGTTGTCAGCTTGCCGACATACGTGTACTGCCGGGTGGTCTTGATTTCAGGCTTGATTTCTGTGACAAACCAGTCGTCACGCTTGCTCATACCCGTATCTCCTGTGTGATGTAGTCCCGGAGTGCCTTGTAGTGCTCAGTCTCTTGAGCCTTTGCGTCTCGCAGTGCCTTCACACCCTTCTCCAGAGCAGAGTCCGGCGAGCCTTCGAGGACATCCAGCGCAGCCAGTGCCAGCATCAGTACTGCCGGGACCTGCTGGTTGGTGTTGGGGATTGATGTACTCATCTTGTCCAGTATCTGGAACATCGGTTTCCCGAGGTCCTGTAACCGGAAGTGCGACAGGTATTCCGATGGTTTCATTTGCCATTCTCCACTCCAGAAATGAAAAAGCCCCGGCCGAAGCCAGGGCGAAAAGGTTTGTTGTACCTAAGTTGATACTAATTCGGAGGGCCGCGTTTCTTCTGCTCTTTCTTCCTATTAAGGTGTGGCCGGGATGGTCGAACCAGCTTGCTGGTCCCCTTGCGTGTCTTTGGTTCCTTCATCACACCTCCTATTAGGCAAAGAAATACGGGGAGTCCTCAACCAAGGACAGGTCCAGATTCCCCTGAGCGGGTGGAGCTGGCAGCTCTACACACTCTCCCACTTGTAAGATGAATTGGGCGTACAAATCCTGCAGAACATTCCCCGAATACATCTCAACGAACTCCCGCCTGAGCAGGGCATTCATCATACCCACATCGCAGGCATGTGTGGCGTAGCTATCATGCACCATGGCGAGTGACGTTATGCCTTCCTCCTTGCAGGCATTCACGGTCAGCATCATGTGTGCCCCGTCATAGCTATGGACTACGTTCGGACTCATCCCCGTCGCAATCTTCTGAACGTTGATGTCCTTGGTGTTGTGTGACAGCCAGATTTGAACCATCTGTCCACCGATGCGGGCTTGGAACTTCTCCCCCTTCCGCTTGTAGTAGTCCGACTGAGTGGGTAGACCAACCGGGTTGACCCAGTTCAACATGACACCAGCCTCACCCGCAGTCTTGGCACAGTCACGCAGCCAGTCCATCACCTGCTTGGATGCCAGTACTGTCTCCCCAATAGCCTCGGCCACGATGGGCGCGATGTATGAGGCAGCATAGTACGTGGCTTTCTCAGGCTTGTCGGTATCCTTCACCAGCCATGCCTTGCGGTGCCCTTCCAACAGACCTTGGGCATCTATCTCCTTCTTGAGCTGGTCGCGGATCCCGAAGCCGGTCACACCATACGGAGTCGTCATCACCGGGCGCTTGACCAGCTTGCGGTTAATCCCCATCTGCAGCCAGAGGCTGGCCTGTGTGTTGTCACCGTTGGTTTCCATCTCATCCTTCAGGGCTTCGGTCACCTTTTTGGCCACTGTAGTGTAGATGTCAGCAGGCTTGTCACTCGGTACTAGGTTGACTGCAGCTCCACCGGTCTCGTCCTTGAGCATGGCCGACAGGTGCTGGAGTCCATTGCAGGATCCATCCATCGCGACCGGCAGGTGAGACACATAGTCCGTGCCCATGATGGACAGGCCAACCAGCTCAAAGCACGCAGCCAGTGCCTGCCACGGCTTGTCGGCAGTGGTCCACAGGTCCGTGCTATCAGGGTCAGTACCACACTCCAACAGGGCATCAAAGTTGTCATCTACCCACTTGATCCGCTCAGCCAGGCCAACCTTATCCACGCCGAATAGATTAGCCACATGGATCTTGAGCCAAAGCTCCCCCTCTTCACCCAGCGGCTTGCCCTCTGCGAACTGCAGCAGGCTCTTTGCCATGTCGTCACCCTGAGGATTCAGGAAGACAGGCACTGGGTACGCGCGGCCTCTCCAGTCCAGCGTATGCGGGAAGTAAATGGTCTCATACTGTGAATAGTCTTCGGCTGTGTTCAGCTTCATACGCTGAGCTATCCGCTCCCCCCTGATGGTGGCATTATTGCTGTGTACCCGGGCAGCTTCACGCTTCCACTGTGTGCGGGCTTCCTCATTCGTCTCAATATCCTGAGGCTTGGCCGGCAGCGGCAGCTTCTCCTGATCCACGAGGCCCGGCAGCTTTGCGTTACCGTCGAGGGCACGCTGCAGGACACCGAGTACCGACTTGTTGATGCGGTAGGCTGTTGACTGCAGGGTATTCAGGGCACTATAGACCTGAGACAGGTCACAGGCATCCAGACTGCGGATATACCCCTTGTCCCTCACCTTGATGAACGCCATGCGACGCTGCAGGTATCCCCCGTTCCACGGATCCGTCCACGGCTGTGGCGGGCACACCATCGGAGTGAATACCGGACTCAGTTCCTCACACCGGATGTGTCCCGCGATGAGCGCCATCTCCGTCTCTGGTGTGGCCTCGAGGTATGACTTACGCTTGCCCTTGGAAAACGATACGGTCAGTTTAGCAAGGTTGGTGTGTGCCAGTACCATCTCCAGCAGCCACTTACCAATCATGCCCGCATCTTTCTCAGACCATGTGGACTCAGCGTACTGGGAGACCACATGCCGGGTCACCTTACGGCGATGGTCCTCATGTGTCGTCTTCCTCAGCTGCTCGTTGACCTTATAGGCCAGGCCGGGTGCCTTCGAGGCCAGCTTCACCCAATCGTCATGCTCCGTCACCAGTGCCCCAATGAGGTACGCTGTCTGGTTGGTGCCCCGGGAGTCACCCAGTGACTGCATCACACTGCGTACAGTCAACAGGGCCATAGTGCCGGGGTTTATGTCCTTGATACGGTGAATCAATGCGGCATCCTTGGCCGGCCTACCGCGACGCTTGGGGTCTGTCACTTTCCTTATGGTTTCCTCTAAAGCTTTGGCCAAAGCTTCAGTCATCACACCAGATACCCTCTTACCGGGTCCAGCTGTCTCTTTACCCCTTACCGTCAACTTGTCGTAATACTTGGCGACACCTGCAGTTAACATCTCCTGTTCCAGCTCTAGCTCTTTCTGAAGCATATCCATAGTTCTACTCTCCTGTGTGGTCTTCTCTTTTGTTGACTCACTTCTAGGGGTCACCTTCAGTGTCACCTTCAGTGACACATTAAGTGTCCCTTTAGGTGTCCCTTCTAGGCTCAGCTCCCCTGTCCTAAGTTGATACTAATTCCCCATCCCCCATATATGACACCCTAGTAATGGTCTAGCTCCGAGTCGAAACCCATATGATTACATGGTGTTGGAGATGCCGGCGCATTATACGCCCCTGTTGACACACTCTCAAGACACAATGCAGCGACCTCAAGGGCACGCGGATTAAGGTGAGCGTACCGTTCCGTTGTGGTGATACTAGCATGACCGAGATAATCCCGGATGACTGGAAGTGGCACGTCTTGATCAACCAGCCTCGTTGCGCAGGTGTGCCTAAGTGCATGAAGCACAAAGCCTTTGTCCTTGGCCAGACCCATGGCCGCCCGGGCATAGCTCCACTGATCCTGTGCTTGGCGCGCAGTCTTGCCTCTCCATCCCCCCTCACGCAGGGCCATATGTGCCCGGCCAGTCAGCGGTATGGTCCTCGGCTTGCCACCCTTGGCTTCCCATATCGTCCACTTCCGGGTGGCGATGGCTACCCGCTGCTCTTCCGCACTGATACGCAAGGCCTCGCTCAGCCTGGCCCCTGTGTCCAGCAGGAACGCCGTCAGGCCCAGCATCCACTCACACTCATCATTGAAATAGGCCAGCAGCTCCAGTTCCTCGGCCTCGCTGATTGTCCGCAGCCTATGTCCCCGCTCCTTGCCATGGGGAACCTGAGGCTTGTGCTCTAGCCACCCCCACTCGACGCACAGACCCAGCACCTTCCCCATCAGGGCCATGTACCGGTTCACCGTGGCGACGCTGGCATGCTTGCGTAGATCCCCCTGTACTTCCTTCAACCATGGGGTGTCGATGTCGGTCAGCTTCCTGCTGCCATACCATGTCTTCACCCGGTTCATCTGGCTGTTGACATTCCGGGCACCCTTGGTGTCCTGATAGTACTCAGACCAAGCACGCTCCATGGCGTCAGTCAGGGTGTGGCCGTTGCCGATACCCCTGAGCATACGCTTGGCAAAGTCCTCTGCTTTCCTCCGGTCAGCAGTGCCAGTAGATACCCGGCCATGCCCCCCTTCCCGGGCATCGACGTACCATGTCTTACCTCGCTTGTAGAGCTTCATAGTCTAAACCTTTGTGCGATATATAAGAAATGCCAGCTCGGGTAGCCTGGACCTGTCGTCAGCGGGGCGAATATACAGCCTGCCCCCCCGGTCGTCACGGTATACAGCGAACTGGATCCCATAGGTCTGCCGGTTAAGGTCCGCGCGACGTTTAGCCATGTCGATGTTCATTCTCATGACCGCACCTTCGCATATCCCGTGCATCCCAGTAGCCATCCCGGGTCAAAGTTCATCGGCCAGTGAAACCAACCCTGCTCGTATCCATACAGCTCGCCGACAACAAGCAAGCTCTCGCCGCTGGGGAATATGACCACATCCAGCGTGCCCCGGTCGGTCTCTGCGGTGCCAAGCTTGGCATCTCTCAGGCATGCGATGGTTGCTTTTGGATGGTTGCACTGGATGTGTGCGTCCCCGGGCAACGTGCCTCTGTGTTTGCAGTCGTGACAACTCATACCTCACCCCCCATGTCCTGCATCCCTTTGACGAACACCTCATGCTTGAGGTCATCCGCGATGTGTTTAGCTTCCCTGAGTTGCAATCCAAGCTCTTTCCTGAGGAACTTGATGCCCTGCACGGTGCGTCCCTGTACACACATCACCCGGGCGTAAGCTAATGCTGCTTCCAGCTCGATGCTGTCAGCTCCCCGGATGGATACCTCACCCTGCCTCGTGTGCAGGATGTAGCTTGTTACTGATTCGATTCGCATGGGATACCTCCTTCCATGATGATGTAATCCAGATGGTTGATATGGCGTCGACCGCAGTTGTAACACCGGAGTAGTACCGCAGTGTCAAACACGTCCCGGTGCGCAAGGGTCTCGCCAGCGGTTTGATAACCCCCGCAGGTCCTGCACTGCAGGTACTCGTTGCCGTCAGGCGCGACGGCTAGGTTGAATCCCTTAATCATTTCAGCACCCCCTGCTGTTCCTCGTATGAATACCCATCGACTAACCCGCAGGCCTCTAACAGTTCCTCATCGGATAGGCGGGCAAGTCTCCGCTGGATTGCATCCCGCAGCTGGTTAGGCGTCGCATCCCCCTCTGCGCTGTCGGTTATCACCTCAAAGGCGAAGTCATAAACATGGTTGTAAAGGCTCATATCAGGCCCCCCAGTGTCAGTTGATCAGGGACGTGCCCCCCATTGCCCAGCAGGGCGTTACCGATGCAGCTATACCAGCCTACATACCGCATGACCTCGCCACCCTTCGGGCCATAGGCGAACACCTCAGTTTCCGGGCGGTGTGCCCACTCATCCCGCACATAGTTGGCGGCTTCAGTGGCATTCCGGGCCAGCACCGTGGTCTTATACTCGGCAACCGTCAGGCACCTCACGATGTCATTGCAGCGGATAACTACCGGCACGCGGTAATACCGTTTACCCTTGTATGTCGCTATGAATCTCGCTTTCATGTCATTCTCCTGTGTTGGTGGACGTTCCAGCTGTGAGACAGTATATCTGCACTATCCCACAGATGCAACCCCCTCAGTTTCGAGACCTTGAGCGCAGCCTAGCGCGGCGGATCCCCATTGCCCTACCCCGGGCCGGGCCAGCCTGGCCAGCCTGTGCTGCGGCTTGAATGTCGTCCCATGCCCGACGCACGCGACCCGGTGTTTCCTCAGCCAGTGCGACCTGCAGTTCCCTCATTGCCCGGTCCAGTGGTCCGTTTCGTCTACCCATGGTTCATCCCTCTAGACCGCCAGTGCGGTCCCTGTAGTTGCGCACATAGTCGCAGTAGTTCAGCCAGCTCAGCCTGCCGTATGCCCTTCGGTTGCGCTTGGCCCACTGCCGCAGTAGCTGGCGACACTTGCGCCGGATAACACCATCATTGATCCAGTCCGGGTGCATCAACAGCCGCTTGCATTCATACTCGCGCTCGTTCATGCTGCACCCCCTAGCAGTAGGATCAGGACCACGGTAACCACAAAGGGAACCAGAAAGTACATTGGGCTTGTGTTGTTCATTACGCTACCTCGCCGTCGACGGTGCCGGTGTAAAAGTATTCTGCCAGTTCGTTGTCAATCCCCGCAGCAAAGTAACCTTCGAAGGCTGCGCCATAGTCGTTGTCGTCAAAGTCATACATAGTTATTCTCCCGTTTTGTATCCAATTATGCCGCCAGTTGGACGACCGCATGTTCTACGAATACCGCCACAGCGAAGCCGCGAGGCGTGGCGCTGCGGATGTTCTTTGTGCGGAGTGACTTCCCGCCAAGCTTGGCCCAACCGTGGAACACCGCCTCAGGGACCGGTACAGGCGCGCGCTCCGGCATCACGAAGCCGCCACCCGTCCACAGGCAAGTACGCTTCGTGTAGGCGTCTCGAGGCGGGATAATATCCGGCCATATCGGGTGCTGCTCATCCCCTGCTGGGATATAGCCACCATAGTCCGACGGGTTGAACGTGTGGTCAGGCTTGCGCCACTCGCTGGATATGACACTGACGGGATTCTCGATGTAATACGGCACATCGAGTGCTACCCCGATGTCGCGAGCGCGATACACCAGTGCCATTGCTTCCCGCCTGTATTCGGGGTTAGCTGCTAGCTTGCTGGCAAAGTGTTTCGCACCGCTGACAGCTAGGTCCGTACAAGGCGGGAATGCCGCCATGAAAACGAACTGCACATTAGTGGGTGGTTCCCACAAGTGAATGTCCGCTCCCACACGAATAATATTACCTTCGCGCGTCTCCCCTGCTGGGTGCTGGACGTCAACGCAGTAGCATAAATAACCCGCTTCCGCCCATGGTTTTACTGTTTCTGTCGTATAGTCAAACAGCGATAAGATAGCTTTCTGTGTCATGGTAGATCCCCTTATCAGTAGCCAAAAGTGTTGTATACAGGCTGGACGTTGGCATGGTTCCAGCTATCAACGAGAGTTGCCGCCTCAGTTTCCGTGGCATAGTCCAGACGCTGGACCACATACCCGTCGCGTGTAATAGCGATATAGCGGTGCCCGGTTGTATCGGTTCTCAGTTCAAATTCATACATGGTCAATACCTCGCTGTGTTGGTGTTCCGGGTTCATCCCCGCTTATGACCACTCGTACGGACATGGTCATACACTGGAACATTCCCCTATGTGGGAGCCTTAGACCGCCCGCATGGCGTTATAGGCGTTTACCTTGCCTGCCGCCCCATGCGCAACAATGGCAATCCCTGACAGGCTCCTATGCCCTGTAGTGCCGCTGCAGGCCTTGCATTTGTCGCAAGTAAGCTTATTCCCCGCTTCATGACTGGCAGGGCATACCGCCTCGCCCTGCAGTACAGGCTCATTGGCAAGCCTAACGCGGAATGTCCGCCACCCCATGGATACCGCCAGCTCGCGTTCGTCGGGAGTATCGCAGCTGGCCATACAATAGGCGGACAATCCCTTATCAGCATTCTTCCACTGGTGTGAATATCCAGTCATGCCTGCAGCGCCGTCAGTGTATGCTTCCCATACCTCGAGCGGGACAGCTGCAGGATCCCCGTATGAGCCTATGCGGACCATCCGGCCGGCGAATTGTCCCCGCTTGTGTGGTGTGTAGCTTCCCCGCTTGTATGCCCGGTACACTGCTAGTGGAGCCTGAAACACAGTGACGTAGCATGCGCCATGGTTTGCAGGGCGGTGTGGGCAATCCCCGCATACGCTAGAATCATCACCTGTTTTCAGAGCGGTATGTGGTTCAATATCAGCTCGCAGTATCCATGTTTGGACCATGCTCCCTGTTTTCCGGTTGCCGCTATTGTCCGTAGCTATAACCACTATGGGAGCGCCGTCTAATTCGCTAGGTCCTTCGAAAAGTACGTATCCAGTCATGTTCGTATTCCTGTGTTGCGATGAATGAGAGTTCATAGTGACCCATTGTCCCGGATATGTCAAATATCGCCCTGCTGGGAGCAAAAAAAGACTGATACACCCTAAGCGAGACACGCGCACACACGCGCGCGCGCACCCAGGCGTACTAATATATGCACATTGGGCTAAGTGCTTGATTTCATTAGGCCAAGCCTGCCGAATCAGATTACATATCCGACGGTGTCCCCTTGCAAATCAATCACTTAGCAAGCACCTGTGTCACCAAACTGAGCCGCGCGCCCGCGAGCTGGGCACCCCTACGGGGGAACCTGGCCAAGACTTTAATCTAATGGGGTCTGACATAATCGCTGTGAAATATTTGGACCCTGCGTCACACCAGCCGTCCCACAAGCTGGATACTCTCAGCACCAGTACGTTGGCATAGGCCAAGCCCTGCGCGTCCCACAGAGCCTCTCACAGCCTCTCACAGCCCCTGCCTCTGAACCACTGCCTCTGAACCACGCGTACACCCAGAGCCCCCGTCCATTAATAATGAACAGGAGCCCCGAGTGAACATTGGGTTTGACCGGTCGGTCAACTGGAGAATCGATCACGGATACTCAAGGCTCTGGAACCTGTACGGGTTCGCCTCGAGCCCACAGTGAGCTGGTCCATGAACTCAGCCCGGGTGTAATCAGGGTTCTCCCAGAAGTTAACAGCGGTCTTCGTGACGCCTTCCTTGGTCTGCCTGCGGGCATTCTTGGAGTATGACTTCTCGGCTTTGGCTCCACTACGCAGCTGGCCGGCAACTCTACCGGGGTCATCGAACTTGTAGGTGTCGATGTCGATGTTGGTATTCAGCACCTTGTTGGTGGACTCCATGGCTTTACTGAAGGATGACTTCAGCTTGACCAGTCCGCCCGGCGCAATGCGGCCTGAGGCATTCTTGATGCGGTCATAGGTCTCAGCCCAGACGTCCTCAAGGCCCCCACGAGACGAGGCTGACGCCAGCTCGAGTAACCCCTTCACTTCCTGCTTGAGGCGCTTGGTGGCGTTCTTACCAATGTCCTGGCCCTGTCGCTCGACAATCTTCTGCTCGAGTTCCCGGGCTTTGACGATGAAGTCTCTGTCGTTGGTGGTCAACATCAGCTCGGCACCCTGAGTCTTCTTCGGGTCATGCTTAGGCTGCAGGTCACCGGAGTGCCTTAGGCGGGCGTCCTGTCCTTCGGAAGCTGTCGCCTGTGCCAAGGCTTCCTCACGGCTCAGACCTTTGGATCCCTTCCGGCGAGTACGGACACCAGCAGCAAAGTCCTGAATGGACCCTTCGCCAACTCCCAGCAGACTCTTGGTTTGCTTAGTTAGGAGACTCATTATTCTTGATCCTCTCTCGAATGTTCTTAACAGCTCCACCGATGCTAAGGTCACTGGTGGGTTTCTTCTTCTTCTTGTCCTTCTTCGGCTTTGGTGCGGAGTAAGCCGATTCCTTCTTGCCCCCGGTCATCTTGGCTAGGTCAGAGATGGTGAGCGGCTTGTCTAGTTGGCGCTTGGGCATTAGAGGTCCTCCATTATCTGCAGGCGCTTGCGGGCTTTCTGGGAGACGGAGCCCTTGATGGTCAGGTCGGGAGACGTCTTCTTTTTCTTCTTCTTCTTCTTGTCCTTCTTGTCCTCTTCGGTCTCACCGTAGACACGCCTCATGGCGGCTTCGTATTCTGCATCAGTCGGCATTCGTCTTTCCTCGACGTCGAATTGTTGGTTTGCCACCGGTACTGGGGTCGACCCTACCGGCGATAATGATGGCTTCCTTGGGGGAGGCTCCGTGGTGCATGGCACCCAAAGCAGCTGCCCCTCCAGAGCCGATTGCTGCGAACTCATCCTCAAGCTCGAAGAACGCAGTGTGCTGGTTGAACATCAGTATGCGTCCATCCTTGGTCAGCACCAGTGCGTCCACTTCCTGCATCTCAGGGGGCTCGTCCTTGGCCCCCGCTTTCCACCACCGGACAAACTCCATGCACTCGATGTATGACCCTGCGATTCCAATGCAGGCACCCTTGTGCTTGAACACCTTTGTGGCCGTAGCGCACGTATCAGAGACAAGAAGTGTGTCCCCTGCCATTATCTCGCGGTTGCACACTATGGTGGTCATGTTACTTCCTCCGGACTATTCGCTTAGCCTCTTGCAAAGTCCGAGGCCTCTTCAGCAGGATCCGGATGCGTGCCATCAGTGACAGTTTCTTCTTCATAGGTAGTCCACCCGTACTGTATTAAGGAAGTCGTTGTCGACCAGATAGCCACTGAACACACTAGAGGCCTGCACGTTGTTAGCTGTGGAGACGATCCTCTGGCGTACCTCAGTCTTCGCGGGGATGATGGTGATACTCTTGTCGTTCGTGTAGTTGCCCTCGTAGACGTTGATGTCACTGATGGTACGCCATGCGTTCGAGCCCAACAGACGTATCTGGGCCAGGATAGCGAGGTCAGCCGCACCCTGACGGCCAGCACTCAGTGCGTAGTGGTCAACGAACAAAGTAGTATCGGCGGGGACCGTGTAGTGAGTCTGGTGTGTCTGGCCCTCGCCGGCCTCAATGTACGACTGAAGGTCACCACCAACAGAGATGCTGATGTTGCCATCGTTCAGACCATCGGCTCCAGCCTCAACTGAGTAGGCTCGGTGAACCCGGAGGAACTCCTGAGTCGTATTCACGGGGGTGGTGCCATCCATGGAGACAGTCTCGCCCACTTCCTCATAGTTCACGTCCAGCCCCTCAACCCGCAAGGTGTGCAGGCCGGTGCCCGCAGCATCATCATTGACGTTATCGGACACCACGGATGCCACGGCAGCGGCTGATGGGAGAACCCTGATGGTGCCCGGTGGCCACATCTCTTCGGTCCCAGCGTCGGCGTCAGGGTTCATCCCAAACTTCCGGAAGGCTCGCCAGCCGGGAACCTTTCCGGCAGCGATGGCCAGCTTGAGGTTACTGGCCTTGAACTCCTCGGCATTCAGTATTGACATACTATCTCCTTGTCCTCAACAAGGACTTGGGTTTGGGTCTGCCCGAATTGGGCAGGGTGTGTGTGCGCAAGGCATGCTTCTTGAACGTCTTAAGTTCCTTGTCCAGTAGCTTGTTCTTGTGCTCCTGCTCCACCTTCCGTGTGTCCTTGGCCATACGCTCGACCCAGTAGTACACAGCGCCGGCAACCGCTTCGATGCGGTCGTCATGTGCTAGGGCTCCACGCTCCTTGGTGATGCGGGTCATCTGGTAGAACACTGAGTACTGCAGGGACGACGAGTCCGCCTGTGCCGCCCGGTAGTCGTCTTCGATGACCTTCGGGGACACCACAAGCCTGTGCTGGTTCATGACCGGCTCAAGCGTGTCGATGATCCTCAGCTCCTTCTGGCCTTTCGACCATGGGGCTTCGTCCACCTTGCAGGCAGAGTAGACGTCCTGCAGGACCGGCTTGAACAGCTCGTTGAACATGCCGCCGCCATAGTTCGGCTCGACGATGCACAGGTTGACCTTCTCTGTCTTGGCCACTCGGGCCAGCGCATCCAGTGTGGTCGGACCATAGCCATCCTTAAAGCCTCCTACGCGCGTCAGGTACAGCGTGCCATAGCAATACTTCACCACAGCAAAGGACGTCTCGTCCGCGCCTCGGCCTGAGGGGTCGATGAACATGACGGAACCCGTATAGTCGGTCCAGTCGTCTGCCACCTTGATTGGCCTGTGGTATCTGTCACCGGTCAGGCCCAAGGCATTCAGGTTGTCTACCACTTGGTCAGGCCCTGAGCCCCACACCATGCGTACTGGTGCTTGGTCCACATCGATGTCGTGGACAATCAGGTCGGAGAGCTTGAGGGGATACCGGTCGGCATCGCTCAGGTTGGTGTCGAGCATGAACTGCAGGGCAAACCCCGAGCGTCCATACTCGGCTTCACGTTCGGCGAGGTCGTCGTCGGTGAACCGAGTGTCAGTCGGGGCTCCGCCCTTCTTCATCTCAAGGATGGATGGTGCCAGTGTGACACTCAGTCTATCTCTCTGCTCGCCTTCAGGGACACGCGCAGTCCATGTGCGCACGTTGAACCCACGGCTCGGCAGTACTTGGTAAATGGACATCTCAGTCTGGGGTGTGCCCAGATAGATGATCCTGTTCTTATCCCGGTTGGTCGTGAGGATGGATGAGAATTCCTTAATGGATTCAGCCAGCCGGTCACGCATCAACTGGGTCATCGAGTTCTTTGGAACCTCGACATCGTCCGCAATGATTACGTCAGCGCGGGAGCCGGTCATCTGACCGGTGATTCCCACGCACTTGACGGATGGTGCCTGAGCAGGACGCGCAGGACCAACATCAAACTTCACTACAGAGTCCCGCTGCCCTTCTCCTGGCTGCAGGTGCGCGAGTATCGGCATGTCATGAATCAACCTCTTGACGAATGCCGAGAACGCCTCTGACCTATCCTGTGAAGCTGACACCACCAGTATCTTCAACTGGGGGTCATTAAAAAGTAACCACAATACGAAGGCAGCGGTAATCCAGCTTTTGCCGATGCCTCGGAAAGCCTGCACCATGCAGCGCCGGTCCCCATACTGTAGATAGTTAGCTATCTCGTACTGCATTGGGGTTGGATTCGGCAGCTCTAGGTGTCGCCAGACGAGGTACAAGAAGTTCGCAAAGGAAGATTTAACCCTTGCGATGTCACTCATTAGTTCTTGTACTCAGCAGGGACTTCACCGTCATACGGCATGTCCTGCATGTCCTGCATGGCTTTCTCGAGGTCGGTCATGTCTGCGTTGCCGACACCGGCTTCGATGCGGTTATCCTTGAGGAACTTGCTGATGGAAGTCAGGTAAGCAGGCGACATTTCCTCGAGCGGGGTATTCTCCAGTATGTCGAGGTACTTCTTCGCCAGCTTACCGTGCAGTTTCTCCATCAATTCCAAACTTGCTTTGTTATCGCTCATGCTACTTCCCTCCAAAGAACTCCGGGTGAAACCGCTCGAGTACCGTGATGCGGCCTATGTTGTCCTCGATGTCTTCCTCGAGGGCTACCAGAGCTTTCTCATTGTGTACCTGCTGAGTGGCTAGGATGACCACGGCTTCCTTGAGCTGCTCCACCGAGCTGCCAACCCAAAGGGCAGCAGCAAGGAGGAGACCTGTCAGTACATTGTTTAACCGGACACCATTCTCGGTGGGCAGGTCAGCAACGGGTTGTGTGTTGTTAGCCATGGCATCACTTGTATGCGATGTGGATGGTGGTGTTGTTGTCGAACTCGATAGCTACGTCTTCGATACCAACCTTCACGGCACCAAGCGCAGAAGCACTCGAGGTCATGTTGCCATGCCCGTAGTGTGGGTTTGTTCCGGTCGAGTTCGCACCGTCCCACGTAACGCTCCACCTGTTGGTGCCGGGCATTCGGATGCCATGGACCCTTATCTCGTGCTGAGCCGTGCCAGTCGATGTATGTCCGACGGGATAACCAAACCCACTCCACACCGTAGATGCGCCTGCATTGTTGTACGTCCAGCCCTCGACGTCACTTAGCGTGACATCTGGGAAGTCGATGTAGAAGTTCTCGCTGGCACCTGAGTTGTGAGAGGCGTCATCAAAGACAACCAAGAACTCTTCAGCTGTATCTGGAATAGTCGCAGTGGTTGTCAAAGCGTTATCCACACCATTCGAAGGATTCAGTGTCTCCACTGCTGTCCATGAAGTACCACCACCACCACCGCCAGCACTGTCTGCTAGTTCTCTTGCTTTACTGTCAGCCATTATTATTAACCCTTATCGAAGTTCTACCCACTCAATCTCCACCCCAGATACAACCTTGTAGTACCAGTTGTCGGGGACGATGAAAGTGTGAGTAATGATGAAGTCGTCAACGTTTGCGTTGCTTGACTTGGTGTAGTGTCGGGACACAATAGTGGTAGGAGTACCTACGCCCACGTAAGCGTAACTTGTGGTCTGCTCCTGAATCTGCACTTGTACCGATACTTGGATGGGAGCGCCAGTGGTGTTCTGGTAGGTGACGCCCAGTGTGCGAGAAGCCGACACGTCCTGCCACGTCTGGCCTGAACTGAAGCCACCAGTTCCAGTAGCCCACTTTACCCCAGCAGCCTCAGTAGAGTCCGCAGTTAGTACTTGGTCATTCGAGCCAACACCAACCTCAACGAACGCAGTGCCATTGCCTACCAGCACGTTGCCCTTGGTTGGAGTGAAGATGTCCGAAAGGTCCTCGGACAGTCGAACGTACCTCGCGTCACCTGAGGTCTGCGTTAGTCCTTCAGCTAGGGAGAACGGGGTTACTGTAACAACTTCCAGAAGGTCGTCAACTGTTGCGCCAGTGTTCAGCGTAACCGTGTTCGTACTGGAGTTGAGGGTATAGTCATGGGTTGCGCCTTCGCGTAGCTTCGCACCATTCAAGGTAACACCTATGACACCATCGGCACCGAATGCCATGGTGTTGCCATTGTCGTCACTTCCAGTGAACGCAGTCTGCGAAGCCGTGGCAATGTAGGTGTAGGTATCCAGCGAGGCAAGGGCTGCGACATTCGACCATTGGACACCATCATACAAGCGCATGGCACCATCAGCGGTGTTGAAGTAAAGCGCACCAGCTACGAGCGCATCACCATCGTTGTCAAGCGCAGGGTCCGAAGCCTTGGTTCCGAGATAACGGTCATCAAAGGAGTCCAGTGCAGCTTCAGCCGCCGTCTGTGCAGCCAGTGCAGCAGTCAGGTTGGATGATGCGTTGTTGTCGTCAACGTAAGCCTTGTTCGCAGCGTCGTTGTCATTCACAGGTGTCGGGACATTCTCAATTATACTGTTGTCTGCGTCCCAAGTGTTCGTCACACCAAGTGCAAGCGCACTGTCCGTGAAGTCGTCATAGGCTTCCTGCGCTATGTAGAACAGCTGCAGGGCAGACGCATCAAGGTCAGCTTCAGTTAAATTGGCCGCGTCCTGAAAGTCAACAGCGCGGTTTACCTTATCAGTTGTACGGTCCAGCCGGACCACATCGTCCAGTGGAGCTGCCACGTTCAGCTGTACAGTCGTGGCGTTAAACCAAGTGTAATCCGTAGTTACAGTCTGGAGTACGCCGTCAACGTACACCGCCACATCCGACTGGTCCATATATCCTTTATCGAAAGTGAAGTTGGTCGTAGACCCATCACCAACATAGGTGACATAAGAAAGTGCCATTGGAATACTCCATTGTTATTAGGGATGCCCCCTCCGAAGAGGGGGACTTATTGTTACTCAGGCAGTTGGTCTGCGAGTGCAGCCGCTGCGTTCTTGAGGCCAGGCATGTTGCTGTATGGCATGAGTGCCCACGTTTCCTTGAAGGCACGTTGGACGTTACCATTAACGAGCAGGTCCTCAAGGGACCCTTTCATGTTCATTGCCTTGTCCAGCACATCGACACCCGGGATTCCCGAGATGCCACGCTGCAGGCCGGTACTGCGCATGCTTCCGGGATGCTTTCCGGTAATCACGCGGTATGCAGTATTCGGCATCTGCAACAGCGACGGCAGGCCAGCCCATGCGCTACGTTCGACCGCAGCCAGCGCAAGCATGTCAGGGGACATGTAGCGGTCCCTGTACTCTTGAGCGTCTTCACGCCCGAGCGAGTTCAGGTAGACCTGCCCGGCACGAGCCAGTGAGGCGAACATAGAGTTAGCCATGAAGGTCATGTAGGCTTGCATGTCGCCAAAGCCCAGCCCATGCAGCAGTTGCTTGTGGTGAGCTGCCAGTGGGAACGAACGGAACTGCGCAACGATTGCACCGAGATTCTTCTGTGACCACGCCGGAAGGTTGCCGGGGTTGTTGGTCTGAATCGTCTCACTGATGCGTCGCTTCATACCGAAGCCATACTTGTCACGCGCCACGTAGTCTGTCCACTCTTTCAGGTTCAGGTCGGCAATGTACTTGGACTCGGATTCAGCCCATGGTTTGCCATCTTCACCCTTCGCGTGCTTCATCAGCTGCTTGTTGATACGACCGACCATCTTACGGTCGAGGCCCATCCATGCGAATCGCGCATAGTCACCTTTGGTGAACTCCTTGAGACCCTTGGCCCGCTGTCCCCATTCAGAGGTCATAGACATGAACGTCAGGACTTCCTGCTGGTCCAGTGCGAACTGCAGCACACCAGCGGTAGGACGCTTCAGGTGCTCAATGAGCATGCGCTCCTTGTCGTACTTGTTGAACATGGTGCCATCAAGGTCAGACTGGTAGCGGTTTACATGTGTCGCTCCTCGCGTATAGGAACCACCAATACCGTACTCACGCGCGGCCAGTACCAACAGCCTCACGTCATCCGGCAGCTCAGCGCCAGCTCTCATCAACTTGAACGCATTGGCCACAGAGGGAGCATAGTGACTCACGGTCTTCAGACTGGTGGCGTTGATGATTTTGCTTGACTCCGAGTACTGCGGGAATATCGCTTGGTTCATCACGCGCATGAAGTTCCAGCCATTCAGGACACGTCTCGTCTTTGCTATCTGCGTATTGGGATCCTCTAGGGCTCGGCCTAGTGTGTGGTTCACACCAATCATCAGCTTGTCAATCTCGCTGTCGATGCGCTTGAAGCCCTTGGCTTTGTCGAACTCCACGTAGGTCTGCTCGAACTTCTTGACACCCTCGATGTAACGCTTGAGGCTTGAGTCGTTGTGGATCTTGCCACCGGTCACCTTGCTCAGCGAACCCCAGCCAGCCACCTGATTCACGTAGCCATGCAATAGGGCGTCAGCGCGATGGGTGAACACGTCCTCTAGTGTGAGGGCCTGCTCCGTGCCATCCTCCCGGCGAGCCACGAGTGGCGTATGGTCCGTCTTGATGTCCATGCGTTGCTTTGCATGGGACACACGGCCAGCGTCGGGTTGTGCGTACTGAGTATCGAGTCCCGCGAAGAACTGTTCACGGTCCACCTTGGTGATGTCGACAGCATCGAACATCTCTTCCAGCTTCTCGCGCGTGAGCTTACCGAAGTCGGGATACTCAAAGTCCACGCTAGAGGAACGCTCAATGAACCGCTGTGCTACGTTGTTAGCGATGCGTGCAGTCCGCGCCGGGTCGAACGTTGGGTTCTGCTCCATGAAGCCACGGTAAACCAGCTCGCCCAGGATCGAGTCGACACCGGGGCTGAAGCTGGCAGGGTCCGCAACGTACTCGGAGTTGAGATGCATCAGCTTCTCTTTGTTCCACTGACGCGGCACGTAGGTCGGGTCGTAGGGGAACTCCTTCCAGCCTGGCAGGTTCTGCTCGCCAAACTCATGGACACGCTCAGTCAGCTTGCTGAAGGTGCGTGCAGCCTGCATCACGTTCTCGTCGGGGTGAGCACCAGCCTTCACAGCCTCACGTACCTCTTCCTCGAACAGCGCGCGTGCGTTGCCGTGTGGATCGCGGAACCACGCAGCAGCACCACTGTAGTAGCCACGCTCCTTGGCCCAATTAGCAAACGCTGGGTTGGATTCGGAGTTGTACATGGTCATGACTGCGTCGCGTAACTGCTCAGCGATTTCCGAAGCGGACTCCGGGTTCACCGCATGGTCCAGCTTTGGCACCGCATCCTGAAACAGTCGTCGGCTGAGGTCGGCCACCATAACGTTCGGTGACCGGTCAAGCTGGCCAGCGAGGTCATAGCGCACCGGGATGTTACCCTTGGCACCAAAGTCAGCCAGTGTCTGGCGAGCCTTGGGTCCTTCATACAGGGCGTCGAGTTCCTCTTCGTTCAGCTTGGAGAGTTCGATACCACCACGCTCCGCTTCTGCCGCACCCATCGACTTGATGGTAGGGTCAACTTCAGGGGTCGCTTTGATTTGCGCATCAAGTTCATCGATGGCATCAAGCAGCTCGTCCTTCTGTGTACCTAGTGCGTCAACAGCAGCAGCGTATCCGTCGAGGTCTTTCTCGTAACGGGACTGCATCTGAGCGACACGCTTTTCAATGGCAGGCAGGGCCGCTTCCAGTTCCTCTATCGGCGGGTTCAGCCTGTCGATGGTGCGGAAGGTAGCTTGGTAGCCTTCGGGATCCACCTTGCGGTAAGACTCGAGGAATGTACTCTTGGCACGTCCCCATTCAATCTGAGCCTTCGTAGCTTGGATCTTGTTGAGACCTTCAGCACCTGCACGTACACGCTTCACGAAGTCAAGCTCGCCTTTGATTGCGGCTACCTCGTCTCCCAGCTTGGGAGCAACAGGCTCGTCCGGCAGGGTGCGGGTGTTCAGCTCTTCCAGTTCAGCCTTCTTGGCCTCGAGGTCGGCTATGGCTTTGGTGCGGGCAGCTGACACCTCAGGGCGAGCAGGCGCTGGGGCCTTGCGAACCATGGGGTCTTTCATTGCCGCACGCAGGAAGTCCACAGGGATCTCTTGCTTAGGTGGTGTGACACCGGCAATCTCGTGAGCCTCCACTTCCGCCATGCGGTCCATGGTGCGCTCAGCGTTCACGGTGTCCTGATCCAGCACCCGCTTACCGAGTGTCTGGGGTTTGATTTTCGAAGCAGCACCGATGGTGCCACCGAGAGCCGTGCCGAATGCAGCAGCCCAGAGTATGTCTTCTGAGGTGCTGGTCGGGTTAGCCATGTAGAGGGGGACCTCGAGGGCAGCATTCACTGCCCCCTCGATACCCGCGATTGTTGCAGCACGTTTCACACGACCAAGCCGCTGTGCAGCTAGACCCTGAGTCAACCTTACGCCAGCTGCGGCGGAACCAACAGAGGCGGCAAGGTTGATAGGGTCCAGAGCAGAAGCCATGATAGTCATACCAATCGCACCGGCAGTTGAGTCGCCTGTATAGGCTCCAATCTCGTCGGCGGACTTCAGCTCATTCAGCATGCGCTGCTTGAGGTACTTGGTGTGCTCTAGGCTTTTGGAGGACTCGAGAGTCTCGGCCAAGATGGGCCGGGCGTACTCAGGCACACCCTCCATCTCAGCTTCAAAGTCGAGCTGGTAGGTCGGGTCGGCAGCAATGCGCGACTCATCAACCAGCCCTTCTATTGCACGGATGGGAGAGGTCAGGTCGATGGATGCGCCCAAGGCGTCACCGAATCCAACATCACTTTCCGGCTCATCAGGACGCGCAGCAACACGCAGGTAATTCTGCGGGGCTACATGGTCCTTCATGAAATTACTCATACGAGTCTCCTGTTAGTTTACTTATTAGCGACAGTGACTGTGTCGAACAGCTCACGCTCCTGCCTGCGGCGTTTAACCAGACCCGGCAGAATTTCACCTTCTTGCTTCACGAACCCAATGACAGGATCGAATGCTTCACGCTTGAAGGTTTCATAGTCACCACGCTTGAGCGCAGCAAGGGATTTGCTTTTGAGGAACTGACCAACCACGTCTACGTCGACGTTGTATGCCAGTGACAGGACAGCAGCCTGCTGGTTCGGGTTCAGCTTGTCCCACTGAGGGCCAACAACCTGTTCCAGTCTGTCTGCGGTATCCTGCAGCTTACCGGCCAACCACTTCTCCTCGTCAGCTTTACTCACAACCATGCCAGCGGTAACGTTCGAGGTACGTCCGTAGCCGATTGTCTGGAGTCCGCGAGCCTTCTCTTTCTCTGTTGCAAAGTAAGGCTCTGCACGGAACGCCTCAAACTGCTTAACGCGATCCAGTGCCGTGCTCAGGGCAGGCGGTAGGGCCGCCTTGGTTGTGGCGAACGGAGGCATGAAGTCATCCTCGAGGTCGTCCAGCTTCACACCACGGGACGGGTCATACGGTCCCTCAGGAGCCGCGAATGTTTCTGCGGGATCCTCAAAGGGAGGCATGAAGTCGTCAGCCAGTCCACGGTAGGGGTCGGTGTAACCTTCGGCCCTTTCCGCTTGGCGTGCCTTCTGCTGCTCTTCAGTTTCGGAGGTCATGGTGTCGCTCCATTGTTTCTGTAGCTCACGCAGCCCCACACGCTTCGGCACGGTCAGACCATTACGAACCTCAGACTCCAACCGTCCGTACTTGTCGCGGACGATGAACTGCGGCTCTTTGGCATTACGTGACGCAGGGTCAGGCATGAGCATCCAGTAGTTATCAGGCTCCATGTCAGACTTAAGCTCTTCGGTGATACCATCCGAGCCCCACTGAATCATGTCGTCTAGGTTTGCAGGCATCCCATTACCTTTGTAATATGACTGCTTGGTGCCGTCAGGGAGGTCGACTACTCCAAAGCCATTCTGCCAGTCTTCCTTGGCAACTTCGATGGCTTCGTCCATGTCTTCCGTGCCGGTCCTGGCTGCGTAGTCCAGAGCGCGCTGCCGGATCCACTCGGAGTCCGTCTGTGCGGTCAACAGGTCTTCGACTTCGATGTCGTTGAAGAGACCCTTGCGAGCCTCCACGTTACCTGCGGCTTTACGCCAGTCGTCCTGCACGTCAGAGTCAGCGGCCAGCTTGCGTCTGCGCTCCTGCGCTTCGGGAGTCTGGAGTTCCTGCAGGCGCAGCATTATCTGGTCCTGAGGTATACCACTCTCTATCATGCGGTTGGCAGAGCTGTACAGGTCGCGAGCCTCATTAGGCATGTCGTTCAACAGCGTCGGGCTTACGCCACGGTACATGTCGAACAGCGTCATCTGCTCAGCGAACGCTTCAGGGTCCACTAGGTTCAGCTTCTTCAGCTTGGCCTCGTCAGCGGGATACATCATGCCTATCTGGCCACCAGTGGCGGCGATGTCCTTGCGTGCTTCCCACAGGGCTTCAGAGTCACCAGTCGCACCAGCCCGCTCAATCTGACGGTCGCCATAAGCGGTCATCGTTTCTTTGCGGTACTCCGGGGCAATACCAAGGGTGTCACCGAGCGTTATCCTGTTCAGGTTCTGCGCGATGCGGGCTTCCTTCTTGTCGGTCTTCAGGGCTTCCTTGCGCAGCGCAACGCCACGGCTGGTGAACATTGGGTCCTGAGCCACAAGACTATCGATCATGGCCAAGGCTGACTCGGTGTTGCCTTCGCGTATGCTGTCAGCAATCGCCTTCTCTTGCTCCCACTGATCACGCTTTAGGGCTTCATTGACTAGAGCGTCACGTTCCTTCACAGCCTTCTTGCGGTAGTCGCGAATCTTCGGGCCATGCGTCGAGCTATTCAGCAGCCCGGGAACAGAGCCTTCGCCGGTAACGTCCGGGTGAGACTCAGCGAACACGTCGAGAACTTCAGGCTCACCAAGGTCAACAGCCATCTCACCAACATGGCGGACAAGTGCTTCGTTAGTGTCGTCAGGAGACAGGCCCAGCTCTCTGGCATCCTTGGTCTTCTGCGTCAGCCATGCTTTCAGCTCACCTTCAGCGGCCCCACGCTCGTTAATCATCTCAAGCTCGGAGCGTGCGACCATATTGAAGTCACGCTCGGTCTGCTCATAGACCATGTCAGCGTTGCGCTTCTTGACCGTTCCGCGCATCTTCAGCTCAGCTGCTTCTATTGCAGCCAGATACTGAATCTGTGCCTCAGGCATGTCGTCGAGTTCACGGAAGGCTTCAATGTCCTTCTGCGTGCTCTTAGCAAACCAGTCGTTGAACGCACCTTCGTCGGTGATGTCTTCACGCGCGTTGAGTTCGTCCGCGAGGGATGCAGACTTCTGGACAGCTGCAAGCTTCGCTGCTTGCGTCCCATAGGCCTGCATGTAGGCGTCGCCCCTTTCCGGGTCGGCCATCACTTCGTCGCGCCACGCACTCCAGTCTTCAGGAGCGCCGGTCTTCAGCGCATCGGCCTGGCCACGCAGTCGACGCTTCTTGGCATCTTCAGCGTGACGCTTGACGGCTGTGTCAGCGAGGGTACGACCAAAGCCCTGCAAGGCTTCACCTACACGTAGCTCGTTGGCTCCCTTTGAGCGGTCAGCTCTTACGTTGATGTACTGGACATACGGAGGGTATGCGGCCACGGGAGAGGCAGGTCTGGTAATAGTTGACTCGCCAGCTCCTGCACGGACGGTCGCCTGCTTGCGTCTTTGCCTTGGCATTTACTTCTCCTTGAATATTCCAGCACCACCAGCGGCTTTGTGTGAGGTATCGATTGAAAGTGCGGATGATGCAAAGTTGAGCCCGGACTGCAGGGCAAGCGTTGTGTTGCTCACACCATTGTAGTCACGTGCCATAGCGCCGGCCATGCCAATAGCAGCACCCTTGAGGTCACGTCCAGACTTAGCCATGTACGACTCGAGTGCGGACATGTGACGTCCACGAGTGGCCTGCTCTTGGTAGGCAGAGTCCACGATAGTGCGTGTAACTGAACCACCGGCCACACCGGCTTCGCCCGCACCAGCGATGACACTCGCCCGCTGTTTCATGAAGGCGACTGTAGTGTCATGCAGGTCATTAGCAGCCGCACTTTTGGCTTCTTCCTGAGCTGCAGCGATGCTCTCTTTCTGGAGCCTGTACTGGTCCTTGGCGAGGGCAGCTTGGTATTCCGCAGCGTCCTGCTGAGCCTTCTCGGCTTTCTTGCCCCCGGAATAGCTCATTGCCGCACCAGCAGCAGACACGGCAAGTGCAGCGAACTGCACCCACTCGAGCCTGAGAGTCGGCCAGAACATCAGCTTCATCGGTTTAATTATCAGGGATAACATTCTTTACTCCGTATAAAGACGGGGGGCTATACGCCCCCGGCCTTTGCGTTAAACGTACCGTTCCACTCTGCGGATACCAGCGAACAACCAACATGCTTGTCATTGACTAGGTCAATCTGCACGTCCTTTGAACTCGCCAGCAGCGGGATACGGAATGTACCCTTGTCGAATCGAGGAGAACCAATGACCAGAGCCGAAGAGCCCAATGTCATTCCATTGTAGATGTATTCGTATGGAGTCTGGCCTTCTCGAGGTGTGACTTCTGCACGTAAGTACCCAGTGTCGTAGTACCGTAACCACATGCTCCTGAGGATCAGGTGACCCTGCAGGATCGGGGAGTCTGCCGAGTTCTGCTCATCCTTGCGGAGGAACTGTTCGGAGAGACGATACCGGAACGTGTAGGGCACGCCTATGTAGACATCATTCGTACTGTAGTCACCAGTGGCTTCTACTGCATGTGTGCCGGTCAGGGCGCTCACAGCGATTGTTGAACCTTCCTCGCTGGTCCAATCCTCACCCTTCACAATAACGAGGTCGGCCACGTCCGCATGCTTGTAGGGCAGAGTCCAAGTCGTCGTCCCTGCACTGTAGACACCAGTGAGTTTCACGCGCGAGTCCAGCATGCAGGTGAAGCCCAGAGCGGTCAGCGTTGGATCATCCGTGAGGTCGATACGCTCGAGGTACACACCGTCACTTCGCAGCACCAGCAGGTACAGCGAGCTGTCGATGACGTCCACATTCAGGATTGTCTCGTTGGCGTCGAACGCCCAGTATGACCATGAGGTCTGGACTTTCTCGTCATTGACCCAGTAGTACTTGTACAGGTACAGGCGCTGCTGGTTGCCGGTAGTGAGGACAAACATTGCGTCTTCCTCTTCCGCAACCACCATCTTGAACACACCAGTCGGGATGAACTGTGGGGTATGCGCCGTAATCTCTTCCGCGACGTTTGTTATCTCCGTGTCACTCGCGGTGATGTACTCTCGGATATTCGCGAATAGCGAATCCTCGGACGGGAAGAACAGGGACGCTGCTGCGGTAAGCGGCTTGGCTACCGCATTGGCGGAATAGTTCGTAGCCACATCAAGTGCAGCTGTCTCACCCTTCAGGATTTGCCCAATGGCAGTGCTGAGTGAGAACTGCGTGCGGTCAGCGAACGCCATTAGCTGCCTGTTGTAAGCCACCGCATGGTTCAGGGTTGACACGTTGACGTTTGCCGCACGGAGGTTGATTGGGTCCGTGTCCAGCTTGGTCGATGCGGTCTGGTAAAAGAAGTCCTCGAAGTCGGGACCTGACCGGCTCAACACCATGTTCTCACCAGCGAGCACGCCAAATCGATTGCGGTAGAAGAACAGGTCACTAATCGTTAGTCCGATAAAGGACGGGTCCGGCAGCGACGTATCGTCACCGGCAACACGAGTAGCCCACGTAACTTCCTGACAAGTGAACTGGCCGGTTCCACTGTTGTAGGTCAAAGCCAGAGGCATAGTGGTCGGATCCAGTGTGGTATTAATGCCAACCTGGGGGCACTCTTCCCAAATCAAGTCAGTGCTATTCCACTTCATGTAATAGCCAGTGGAGTACAGTGAGTCGTCACCTACAATCTGATAGACGTCCCCATTGGTTAGGCCTGAGGTAGGCAGTGAACCGAAGTCCTGCACCTTGCCTTGGCTCGTACCACCAGCAACCGTAACGTCGAACGCTACGGTCGTCTCTTTGTTTGCGATGTAGATGGTGTCCCCAACAGTAACAGTAGCAAAGTCCGTAGTGGGGTCAGTGCAGTTTAGGTATGTCTTACCATCAGGGAAGTTCACGGTCTTCTCGGTGCCATCAAAGTCAAAGACCTTGAGGTCAGTATCAAGAACAACCACGAGGAACTGAAGGCTTGAACTCCAGTTGATAACGTGCGTATGCACTCCTGACCAAGTACTCGTGGTAATCTTGTCTAGGTGCTGAGACGGAGCACGTTTGTTCAGGCCCGTAGCCAGCGAAGGATAGCCATTAGCCATCAGTTCACACTGCGAGGGATGCCGTAAGCTCGAAGGCTGCTGGCTGATTCCGTTAAGCAGGCTCGGGATTGGTCTGCGGACCTGTGCCATTAGAATATTCTCCGGTTCTTGAGACGGTGTAGACCGCTGCCATAGTCTTGCCAGATGGTCCTGTCTCTGTTCTTTGCGTCATGCCGCTTTGCGGTCATGCGAGCGCGTTGCTCATGCTCTTCCGTCAGGTTTGAACCAGTGGTGTCACCAAGGATCCGCACAGAGAACACACGCGCGGCTCGGATAGCAGCGTACTTGCGGACGTGCTGGGGCAGGTCGTCGAACTCGAACTCCCAGATGATGTCGCACTTCTGGGTTTCCGTGAAGGTGAACGTCTGGTTCTCGGCGTCGTACAGCTTGCCCTGACGTACTTGGAAGTTATCAGTCTTGTATGTGCCATCGACGGCAATCATGTTGTCGGCAATTACGATGTTGTTCGAGACGTTTGGCACCATGCTGTAGTCGGTGTCTTTGTTGAAGTTCCAGACTTCCTCACACACGTCACGGACAGTCTCTTCCAGTATCGCGATAGCAGTAACAGTAAACACGTCGCCGGATCCCGACAGGGTATTCACCGGGCTTTCACCGATGTTCTCGAGCGCGATATTCACGGCTCTGAGTTTGCTGAGTCCAGCCATTGGGGTTCTCCGAAAGCAAAAAAACCCCGGACAGCAATTAAGCCATCCGGGGTTCGGGGGGTTTTAGTCCGTCTCGTAGACGTAGACGTCGATGTCCGACGCAGTCACAACCGAGGCCAGCACCAGACGCAGCTGCGTGTCACCCGGGACGTTGGCATACGCTTCACCGCCATCGGCAGTCAGCGCAGTCAAACCGGAGTCGACATACAGGGTATTGTCAGGTGTAATGCTAAGAGTCAAAGAACCGGAGTCCCAAGTACCCAGAGCAAACAGGGCAAACGCACCAGCACGATTCAGTGCGATGTCGGTGTTGCCATTGGCAGTCAGAGTTGCGACCTTACGAACGACCGAGGCAACCGGAGTTGCACGGACAGTGACAGTCAGCGACGGGGAAGTAGAACCGGACAGGCTCAGGCGAATGTCCCTGCCATAGGCACGAACGCTACCAAGGTAGCCATCACCAGAAGTCCAGCTCGCAGAAGCCACTGCAATCCAAGTCGTGCCGCCATCAGGCGAAGACTGGACAATCAGCGTGCCACTGCCCCACGTCTCGGCGTCGTCTAGGTACACGTCGATGTCATTGACATCACCCGGGCACTCAAAGGCTGCGCTCTGACCATCTGCAGTAAGTTCTGCAAAGGTATTCGTGGTAGACAT